ATAGCCCTGACGATTCCGTTAGACGGATCGGGATTGTGGTCACTCTTACGATTGGAGTGTGCGGCATCGCCTATCCAACCATCAGACTTACGGTCTCTATCTGGAAACGCATCATCGATTTGTTCTCGAAGTTGCTGACCAGCCTTGCACAGTAATGGCTTCATTATCCTAAAAGTGTTGCCAATTCATCGGCAGACAATCCTAAGCGATTAGCAATAGCAGCTTTAGCATCTGCCTTAGCCTGCGCTTCTATTTGTTCTGCTTCTGTTTGTGCCAATTCATCTAATCGCTGTTGTGCTTCTTCTGGTGTTGCATCGCGTTCAATGATTGTTTCTTCGCCTGTTGTAATATCGTAGATTTTTTCTGTCAGTTTCATGATCGCTCCTTATGCGCTTCCATAGACAAATACTGTTCCAGCATCAAAATTGTTAGATGTTGATCTAATGCTAATAGAAGAAACTGTTGCGCTGTTGCTCCATGTTCCGCCAAGAGTATAGAAAATACCAGCAGTACCCGCGTCAGCACTACCGCCTGCGCATTGCCAAACTTTTACGCCAGATGATGCACCGCCTGTTAAAAGAAAATAACCACTTACTGTCGCGCTTGCGCTGTTTCCCATTTTGCCAATAGGGATTTGATATTCATCTAAATTGTAAGCAACAGCTTGACCAGAAGCGTAAGTTGCTGCATCAGTGTAGCGCCAACCTACTCCCCAGTAATCTACAATTTCTGTGTTTAATCTTACGCCGATGGTACTAGCACTGCTAGCCGATGATGCTGCTCTAATAACAATCATAATTTTATCTTTATTACTAATGCCTGAAATTGTTACTAAATCTGAACCGCTAAGCGAAGTTCCACCTGAGTTCAGTAATGACCAGTTAGCGCCTGCACCACCAGCTGTAGCCCAAGTAGGTACACCGCCTGAAACTGTGAGGACTTGTCCCGTGCTACCAATCGGAAGGCGAGCAGGTGTTGATCCACTAGATGAATAGATTGTGTCACCTGTTGTGGTCATTGGGTTTGTCATGCCTGTTGTATCTAAGTTAGCCCAAGCTGAACCTGTGTAATAAGTAGTAACATTTGTATCTTTTAGATAAGCAAATTGACCTTCTTGCGGTGAAGTAATTTCGGCATCACGATTTGCAGCATCGGCGAAAACACCAACACCTTGCATGAGATAGCCATTAACATCTGCTGCTGTAAGAACCTCACCTGTTGTGAAGGTCTTAAAGCCTTGTCCTGCTGCCATATTTACTCCTTAGTAACTTAGAACACTGGTATCAAGGATACCTGATAATGTCGAATCGAGGATAAAGCCATCGATAATTGGCTCTAGTGTTGTGAATTCTGTTTTCCATGAATTAGGGGTTATTTGGTGAGCCACCCCGAACACCTGAAAAGTCTTAGATAGGTCTGATGAACCTGGCTGTGTTGTGGTGACAGTTACAGGATCAAAGAAATCAAGGCTTAAAGCTGCAATGATTCCGTCATTGTAATCCCGAGTGTAAAGGTCAAGGGTTACCGCATCGCATCGGACTGTTGTTTCAGCTCTCGAAGCCACATAAGCCTGAGCGTAGTCAAGGGCGACTGCATCGGTTTCCATGAGTAGGTCTTGTTGGTTATATGAGTGAACGAAATACTTGTCAATAGAAGGCTGATTGATGGCAGTCTGAGTTGTTCCGCCTGTGCGAGTTACTTGGGCTGAGTTGTAAATAAGAACATCGTTAAGAATCCACACAGCGTTAAAATAAGGAATCTGTGTGCCATTGTCATTGAAGGCTACTGGTGTGCCTGTAAAGCTTCCTGTTGTATAGGCTCTGTCTTGGAATACGAACTCGCCATAGGCATTGACATATAAAGAGCCATACTCTGAGAGTTCGACCTTCTGCATGGCTTCTAGGGCTGTTCTAGGGGTACCAGGATCAGCCTGCATAGTGGTCAGCCCTGTGTCAATATCACGCATAGAAGCAGGCCAGCCAATTTGGTCAAGAATCTTATTGATTCGAGTACCTGAAGGCTGTCCAGCAGTAGCATCTACAACTGTCGATATCTGTGCGTTTTGTGCAAGTCTAAAGGCATCTACAGCTGTGATAGTCGTATAAACAACATCGCCTGTGAACTTAGGAGTTGTGGTTGTATAAGAAGTAATAAAGCCAGCAAAAATTGGGTAAGTTACTCCCGAATAGGTTGCAGTAATAAGAACCTTACGCATTGGGTTGAGGAGTGTGTAATAGGGAGAAGCAGGATTCTGTGGGTTAAAATCACCATTCTGATCTACAATGCGTAAAGTAAGCTGACCTGTTTGGAATTGGTCTGCCTGAGCATTGCGCCCACGCTTGGTGCTAATTGAATCTACTTGGCTAGACACATCAACAATAAGTGAAGAAGCATCACCCAAAGTATTAACATCAAGTAAGCCTTCATCAAGAATCATGGTCTGAGCAAAGCCAGGCCCAGTAGAGAAGTTAATTACAGCATTGATTACTGGTACTGCCACTAGATTGCTCCAGCGTAAGTTGTTGAGTTCCCGTATCTGTTGAGGTCTTGAATAGCGCCTTGAACAACTGATGCAATCTGCTGGTCACCTATGCCTGATGCGTTGATGATGTAAGTAGGTGAACCGCTGCTAGCTGTGTTGATTCCGACACCATTGAGTCTAAGGTTATTCTGCAAAGCTGAGATGTCAGGCATTGCAAGATTGAGCTTCTCACGAATAACAGCTCTTTGTTGCTCAATAGGGGTATTAGCACCAGTTGTGGTGAGTTTCTGCAACTGACTGAGTTCGGCAGCAATCCTATCGAGCGTTGCTCTGATTGATGCGCGGATGGCTTCAATAAGTTGCTTGAAAGCATCTTCAGCCTCGTTGGCTTTTTTAATCATTCCAGCCATAGCTGTATTCTGATCATGGATAGCAATAAGAGATAGAAGGCGCATTTTTGTTTCGCCTTCAGTTGATTGATTGAGCGCTGCATACAATCCCACGCGTTCAACATCGAACTTCTTTTCTAGTTCTTTGAGTGCTAGTTCATCGCCTGAAAGAACTAATTTACGAGCAGTATTATCATTATCGATTTTCTTTAAGCTGTTTTGTTCTCTTTGTAGCCTGATGGCATCTTTGTTGGCTTTGTCTATGGCTGCGCGTTGTCCTGGTGATTGAGCTGGTGTGCCTGCTGAACGCGCCTTACTTGATGCACCTAGTCGTGAAAGAAGTCCTAGTCCTGAAATCTGAGTACCAGCATTAAGAACATCACCGATAAATCCTGCGCCTGGCAATGACTTGATTGCCTTTGTAAGAACACCTATGCCATAGATTGCATTACCAATCTGAGTAGCAAAGCCTTCCATTGCTGTGGTTGCTCCACCGATGCCATCTTTGCCTGCAACCATCTGCATAGCATCTAGCAGGTCTTTGCCGATAATCTCTTTGGCGTTATTAGATGCAACTGTGAGTTTGGCAATCGCGCCTGCATAGCCTTCGGCAGCAGCTAGCGCTTGTCCTCTGAACTTGTCTGTAAGTTGTCCAATGATGACATCCATGTCACCAGCTTTGAGTGTTGCCTTGTCTAGTCCAGCGCCTAAACGGCTAAGCGCTGTGGTCTGACCTAAGAAACCACGAGATAATGCAACAGAGACTTGACCTAAGTCTCGTCCTGTACCAGCGCTAATATCTAAAGCCAGTGCTAACGCATCTTGTGATTTCTTTACATCGCCTGTGGCTGTTAGAAGCGTTCTAAACGCTGGGCGAAGGTCATCATCTAAAACGCCTGTAACGCGCTGTAAGTCACCAATAAACTTCTCAACTTCGATAGCTGCAAAGGCATTGCCTGTATTAGCTAGGGCTAGTGCTAATGATCGTGCAGCCTTCTCATCGGCTGCGAATGCCTTGACTGACTCTTTGCCAAATGCGTATAACTTAGAAGCTGCAAAGACTCCTGCTAATTGCTTACCTAACTTGGCAACTGACTTTTCTAGTTTAGATGTAGCAGTTTCAGCCTGCTTAAATGCTTTATTGCCGGTGTATTCGGCTGCAATATCAATTACTACATTAGCCATTAGCGAGTGCCTACCATTCGGTTAAAAGTCTTACCAGCATTGTCAATAGCCTTTAGAACAGCCTTTGTTGCGTTGCCCTTGTCATTCTCCCAAGCCTTGTAAATCAAGCGACCACGCTCTTTGCCTGATCCAGTAAGCGGGCCCATTGCCTGTGCAAAGTTAGGGCGAGCTGATGGCTTTGTGCTTGGCGCTCTACGCCCTGCTGTTTCATAGATAGCGCCTGCTGCTGAACGGTTACGAATCTGTGCTAATGCTCTGAAGCCTCTGCGGTTAGGCTTTGATGGTGTTGTCTTATAGCTAATACCGCGCTTGACAATAGATGCGTTAAATACAGGAAACTTGCCACCTTCACGCGCCCAGTTACTTAATGGCGAACCTGTGACGAATCCACGAGCTTCTTTTACAACAGGCTTTAACACACCTGTGATTTCTTTCTGTGTTTCTTTGCCTAATTCTGGAGCGAAGTTACGAAGTGCCTTACGGAGTTCAACGCCGCCTTTGACGGTTGCTGGCATTGGCTATCTCCTTTGCATCTTCCTGTAGAACCTTGATTAGGTTCTTTAACATCACTTCATCTAGCTCTAATAATTGTGTTGGCGAGATCCCGAGCCTGACGCTTAATTTAGCAATCAGGTAGGTGATCGAGTCTCGCCCTAAGCCAAAGGGTCATCATCTAGCACCTCAACCGAAGTCAAGGTCTCAATGAATTGCTCTCCGAATGGCTTAACAGTTTCACCCGAACGGCGGATACATTCCCAAGCTAGCCAAAAGATATCGCTTTGCTTCTGGTCTTCGATAAACGCCTTATGAAAGCCCTTCTTGGCGTACATCTCAAAACCGTACTGCACCAATGGAGTAATTGGGTATTCCCCAACTGATCCATCTGCCCTTGTTACTTTTAACTTTGCCATGCTGTGCCCCTTTGTTTAGTTGTTTAGAAAGTACCTGTTGTGGCTACTGCAACTGTTGAGTTAGCAGTAAATGTGATTGATTGTGTACCAATATCGCCAACAGCACCGTTGATGTCTGTTGTGTTATTGACTAACAATGAAACTGTGTAAAGAGGGTTTGTAGCAGATACTGCTGTTCCCTTTGTCTGTAGGAATACGCAAGTAACAGTTGTTCCCCATGCAGCTTGAAGTGTTGCAAGAACATTCGCTGATGCTGTGTCATTAAGGAAGTCGATTGTAACTGTTGATGCTTCCAAGCCCTTTACGAACTTGTGTGAAGAATCGCCCATTGCTGTTACTTCGAGTTCATCAAATGAACGGTTGATTGTTACTGCTGTGACATGGTCAGAAAGATCAACAGAGTTAATCTTAACGCCTACATTGTTGTTCAGAAATACAGCCATTAGGATTATTCCTCGTCTTTCTTAGTAGATGCTGGCTTTGGTGCTGAAGTAACCTGCCCGATTTTCTTCAGGAAGGCTTCGTTTTCTTTTTCCCATTCGGACATTTTAGCTCCAGGTAGTTAGAACGGATAGTGACATCTCGCAAGTCAGCAGATCACCAGATGCCGCGTTTAGAACGCTTGGCTGACTAACTGCTCCCACATTATAGGTCAATGCGGATGCTGCGAGTTTGTTGAACACACCCACTAGGGCATCTTCAATTCCATTGAGGTTGCCTTCATTATCAAACAAAGGAACGGTGATGATTATTTTAAAATTAGCAGTTGGAGCAATAGTGTTATGTTGATTGTTATTTGGCTCTAAGTATGGATCACTAGGGCTAACAATTACAGAGTTAGCAAGAACTGTTGCTGGTGGAAATGCAAAGGTTTGCCACTTGGTGTTATCGACTAAAGCAGTCGCAATCGTGGTTCTAAGAGTAGTGAGAGCAACTGGCATTATCCGACCATCGAATTAGGGCTAAGCGCGTGGGCAATAAGTCCACGAACGCGAGCCAATAGAGTGTTACCCATGCGATAAGGGCTAGGAGTAAAGTCGGGCGATACGCCGCCTGTAGAGCTAACCTGACGAGCCTGCCAAATATCCACGCTAATCATAAGTGCAGCTTGTTGAACTGCCTTATCTTCTGACCAGTCTGTTGTTACATCTAATGTAACTGTTCCATAAGGGGCAACTATGTGTTTTGGCGTTGCCGCTGGTGTGCCTGTAATGCTGTAACTAATTGTGTAATCGCCTACAGCTGTTATTGTTTTAGAGCCATTAAAGTGTGATTTATTGCCAGTTACAACAATTGTTTGACCAACATAAAATATATCTTTTACTGATTCATTAAAATACAAAGTTCCTACTGTGGTTGTGTTGCTATGTGCCACATTAAAATGAACATCAGCCCAAAGCATTGGAAGTAGGACTGCATCAGAGGCGTCACACACTTCTTGCAAAGTTGCATCAGAATATAAAGAGCCAACACCGAGCGCTGATCTAAGCTCTGCGACTGTGGTTAGTGCCATTTCATATCCTTTCTAAAGACTGGGAGCGGAGCAAGGGCTGCGCCCCGCTCCCAGCGACTTAGGGTGTTACTTATGCCTTGTTGTTCTTGAATGCGCCAGCGCCGACCTTTGTAGCGATTGCTCCAAAGCCGTAGTAACCGATAGTTACTTGACCTGCTGCTGTTGATTCTGCACGAAGGCGGTATGTTGGTGACTCATACCATGTGTAAGCATCTGGGTTCACGATAAGGATTGTTCCATCGCCATCGCCAGCGTTTGTTGGATCAACGTATAGGTTGAGTCCTGCAACATTACCAAGAAGTGATGTAGGTGAAACTTGTCCGCCTGCGTTCATTGGTTGTGATGCTGTGTAGATTGGACGACCTGAATCGTTCAATGACATGATGTTTGACCATTGTCCTGTTGATACGACCATGTTGCGAGCAAATGGGTTTGGAAGTCCTGCTGTTGCTGCGTAAACAGAAGCTGAACCGCGTGCAACAATTCCTAGCAATTCTGCTGCTGTTGGATATGTTGAAACTGTTGTTCCGTCTGCTGTTGCACCTGCGATAAGCGCTGCGTTTACTGCTGCGTTTGTTGTCTTTGCGTAAGCAGCTGCCATGTTGCGAACTAGCTCATCAAAGAATGCTGGTGATGTGCGATCTAGAAGCTCCACGCTGAAGGTCTGTTGTCCAGCGTACTTCTTTACAGACACGCTCAAGAACGCTGAGTTCTGGTCTTGCTCTGTGAATGCTGCATCTTCTGCAACTTCGCCAACTGTTGGCATCTGTGTAATCTTTGGAATCTCGAAAGTCATACCTGCATCAGGAAGAGTTCCGCGTGAGATTGCATCGATTGATGGACGGATTGTTGTGCCAAGTGGGTTGATGATTTCAGATAGTTGGCGTGTTGGTACAAGACCTGCGTTATCTGTTGTGTTATCTGCTGCAAGTAGGTATTGACGAGCTGACTCATCACCTAGTGCTGCGCGGATTGTGTTTTCTGCATACTTAGCAGCTGTGATTTCAATGCGTGGCTTTGTGTAAGCCATTGCTGTAACAGTAGGACGAGCAGCCTCGACAGCCGCAGCTTCTACTGATGGTGTTGCTTCGACTGCTGTGGTTTCTTCCACTACTGTCTCGCTTTCTTTTGGTTGGGTTTCGGTTACAGCTTCTTCGACCTTTTCGGCTTCTTCAGCTGCAATATCAGTAACCTGAGCAGACTTAAATGCTGGCTCTGTTACTAAACTTACTTCGACTAAACGAGCAGCGGATACATAAGTCACGCCGTCTTTAATCTTTGACTTTAATACTTCTGCACCGATGCTGAGTCCGGACTGCAATCCTTCTTCTGCGAGAATAAGTGCTTCTGTGCCGCGTTGTGAACGGCTAATTGAAAATACTGCATCGATTGAGTTCTCTGACTCTGAAAAACTTACTGCGCGACCCAAAGGCTTCTTTGTGTCATGTTGGCTAAGTAGCTTGATTGACTTAGCATCAGGAATCTCGATTGATCCTGATTCAAAAATTACTTTGCCATAGTTTGTTGAACCTGCTTCTACATTCAATGGCACAATCTTGCCAGAGATGGTGCGGCTAGCCGCATCCGCTGTGAGTTCGGCTGTAAGGGTTACGATTTGGTTCATGCCATACCGTTGCTTCCGTTAGGTGATAGGTCTGTCATTTCCATCGCCTGCTCTGTTGTGACGAGTCCGAGCGATAGCAATTTTTCAATTACTGCAAGTTCCTGCAATGGGTCTGTGCGTAGGAAATTCTTATCAATGTCAAACTTCACGACATGACCTCTAGGAGTAATATCATCCATCGATAAACGATCTTCAATAGCTGTGATAAATGGCTGTAAAGACAATGCCAAGAATTGCTTACGCTCATCCTGGACATTCGCATAAGTCATTGAGTTGTTCATGTCTGCTGATACATAATAAGCAGGTACATTGCAAAGGCGTGCAATCTCTGTTGCAAGTTGCTGAATTGCTTCGTTATACATCATGTCTTTTGGTGAGAATGAGACTGGTGTGTATTCCAAAGTAGATGTCAAGTAAGCAGTAGAACGGTTATTGCGTGCGTTCTTCCA